ACAACTGATAAATTAACTGATTTAGCTTTGGGCAGTGATGGATTACCTTTTCCTTCTACTGGAGAAGCAATTGCCAACGCTTATAGTAGAGGAGTAAGTTTTGATGGCAAGGTTGATGAGATGAGGTTGTGGTTAAATAGTGGAACAACCGAATCTGTTGCAGCTTTAGCTAATAAAGGTAATGTCGGTGTTCCCACTGATGCCTTTAGTAGTCAAACAGATACTGATAAAGTAAAATTATCCTTTGCTCCATCTGCGGAATATTTAGCGGCGTGGTGGAGATTTGAAACATTATCAGCAGTTGATCTGTTTGCAAATATAGTTGACTCAATAGTTGACTCAACCGATTATGGTCATAGCGCTAGCCCTAAAAACTTTAGTGGATCAGTTGACTTTTCAGAAGAACAAACAATTGTAGCCGGTCAAACTGTATCGGGATTAAACAACTCTATAACTGGTCAACTTAATTTAGCTGATTTAAGAGGTGGGTCATATGATCATGGAGGTATGACAGTTATACACGACAATCAAAACGCTATAAACTTACAAAGTGCTGTAGATAATTTAGTAACTTGTGCTAGTAACACATGGGCTGCTTCAGGCGCTGCGGGTGTTACAAGAGATGATCTTAATATATTCTATGGTTCTTCAGCGGTTATTGTTAACACAACTAAAGCCGGTCAAGGTGCAACACACACCATAGATTATAGTCACTTACTGTTTGATAAAAATGACTATACTGTATCCTTGAGATTGCTATTAACATCTGGTTCACCAACAGCACAAGTAACTTTTACTTTAGGTAAATTTACAAATAAAGTTGCAACTACAGCTATGATGAATAGAAACTCATGGACGCCGGTAGTTTTAAGAAATACTGCAGTTGCTGACCCGAACGAAAGTAGTATTACAGGTAGTGTTGTTGTGCAAACATTAGGTACAAACTCAAATGATGTTGGAGCGTTATTTAGTATTGATGGGTTACAATTAAACGAAGGTTCATTCCCCGCTGACTTTGTAGGTCCGAATCAAATTAGAAAAGGTGGTGAAATAAGCTGGATGGTGGGAGATTAATATGCAGACTAAAGATTTTACAGTTCAACACACCGCAAGATTTTTGAGTAATAAAACTAATTTTACAAAGCAACCTTTATTTGTAATGACCAACAATTTAGGTTTAACTGGTGATGACTTTATAGCTGTTTACAGAATAACAAGAGGTCATGCATTAGAAGAAACGTGGAGAGAAAGTGCAGCCATATCTAGTACTGCTGCTAGTAATGCAGTAAGTGGTGACGGTGTTATAGGGATCACCATAGGTTCTTCTATGGGGTTAACTTCCGCTACAGGTAGTAATAGAATTAATGCTAACTCCATTACAGCGTCAAAAGCAGCGGTCAATAATTGGGATGGAACAAACCCGTTATCTGCAGATGTTGGTCTTACAAGCTCATTAATATCTACTACATCTCAAGGCACACAATACGTTATAAGCACTACCATGAAAGGTACTGATAGAATTGATGTGGTTGTAAACGATGGCGATCAAAACTTTGCTGACATAACAATAACAGGATTACCAACATTATCTGATATGCATGTTATAGGTAATGGTATTAGACCCAAAGGTAAACAAAGCAGCACATATGTTGTTAACGCTACTACTGATATGAATGGGGCTGCAGGTAGTGCTGACATAACAACATATCTTTATAATCAACAAGATCAACAACAAGTGTGGGCATCATCTGGTCTTACTGGGGTTTTTGATTTATCCTTTAATGGTTTGAGTGCATCAGTTAGAGGTAAGGCCGCAGGTCATGGTGTGATGCAGGCTGCGGGTTTACAAGGAGCTGGGTCAGGTACTGTTACAGGGTGGACTGCAGGTCCGATAGAAGGTGGTTTTAGATTAGATAATGATAGTTTCTTAGAAGGGGTAACATCTTCTTTATTTAATACACGACATCATACTACTACAGGTATGACTTTAATGACTTACGTAAAGTTTCATGCTACCGGTAGTAATCAAACTTTTATGAATATATGTGGAGCTGAAGAAGGTCTTAATCTTGCAATGATTGGAGGAGGATTAAGTTTTTCTAATCCCAAGGCTTCAATTACTGCAGGTGCTCTCACTACTGCAGGTGGTACTGTTGGTAAGTCCACAAACAATATGGCTGGGCAGTTTACAGTTCAACTAAATCGTTGGTATCATGTAGCGGGAGTTGTATCTGCTACTGGCTCTAATTCTGGTATGAGAATTTATGTTGACGGCCATAAAATGCAATTAGCAAGAACTAGACAAGCGGGTGCCGTAGGTCTTAACAACATTCCATTATCTGCATCAGTTTCTGGTTCACAAGATCAAGATAAGACTACTTCTGCTGATGTTGTTGCAATACCTACTTTAACTTCACCTAGATTACTTATAGGTTCTGATAGAGCATTAGCTGGTGCTAATGTAGCCCATGATGTAGCTGTTACTAGAGTTTTTAATAGAGCCTTAAGTGACTCAGAAGTCTTTCTTAATTTTATTTCTACTATTCCTTCTAATATTTTACTTGATAATTTTAGAATTGGATAAATAAAAAGTTAAAGTAAAAACGGTGGTACCTAGTATGCGTTATATTACGGGGAATATAAACTATGGATGATAAAAATTTTCAAATAAATAAAAAAGACCTTGTTTCTAAGTTTAGAGCTTTGGTAAAAAAACATGCCGAGAGAGGTGATGATTATAACCCTAAACATGGTAAAATCTCAGCTAATCATAGGGATTATTTTGTATTAGATAAAATAAGAGCCGTATATAATTGGGTTATAGGTGAAATTAAAATAGAGTTAAGAAGAAAATATATACACGATGATAAGATGTATCATAAAGTTGTTGGTGAGTTAGAAAACTATGTTCGTAATAAAATCCGTTCTGAAAAAGACGGCACTATGTATCTTAGGGTTAATAATCAATTAACATTTAAAGGTGATAGTAAAGAATATAGAGAACATTTTGTACAGAACCTTAATAAACAATTATCTGTGTTTAGAAAAATAATAGATGAGCTTAATGGTTTTTTAAGTGGTCAAGAAGATGAAGATAAGAACAAACCAATACTAAATGATATATCCCCAAGAATGATACAAAAAGAACACACTGCAGAGGAAATAGCTGACATTATACTTAAAGAGGTGCCGACAGACTATTTATTAGAGATTAACAATCAACAATTTAATAACTTTAATAATAAGTTATATGTGTTGTTAAACAAATATAATGTAACTGCTTTTGAAACAAAAGAGCTATTAGATAAAATAAAGGAATCTTATACACCGCAAGAAGAGAACAATAATGAATCTGAAAAAGATAATACAGAGTCAGAAAACACAGAAGTTTGATCTTACAAGTTTAGTAAGAGATACAGAAGAAACACTCCACGAAAGTTCTACAGGGTCTTCATCAGGCGCTGCTGCTACATCTTCTACTTGGGCTAAGATAAAGTCTTTATATGAAAGTGAAGAGTATGATAAACTTTTAAGGTCAAAAATAATTAACAAAGACGGCCAAAAAGTGCAAGTTGGAACTGCTATAGATTACTCTTATAAATCAGGCAAAATGACCGACTCTGAAAAAGACGCTTATCGACAAGCTATAGCTGCAATAGGTGACGCAGTAGCAAAGGGTAATATAGAAGCAGAAGATATACCCGATAACGAAAAAGAAGTTTTAGATCGAGCAAGAAAACAAAGTACCGCCACCGCAGCCGAACCTACACAGACTACACAAGATCGAAAAAAAGATGCTGATAAAGAGATAGGTGATTTTTTAGGTAGTGATGACGATGATAAAGAGGGAAAAAGTGATGATAGTAAAGATGTTGTTTCTAAACCCGAAGCAACTGAAGAGGATATAGAAACAGCTCAAGAAAATATTGAAAATGCAGGTGAACCTAATACAAAAGATAAGAGTCTTAGCGATGTTGATGAAAATGTATTTTCGGCTACTATACCTCCGGCTGTTACTGACAAACAATTTAAACAAAATATGAAAGCCGCTAAATCTAAAAATATAGAACCTCCGTTTAGCTTTACTGATGAACAAAAAGAAAAACTTTTTAATAAAGTGCCTGCTGTTTACAGTACTGTAATAGAAAGAATGCTCAATCAAACTAAGGGTAAGTCAACTGTAACTGATTTTATGGAGGGTGTAGGAGCAGGTCAACCATCATCACAAGCTGGTGAAATAATAACAATGGCAGCCATAGCTATGGATGATGAATCTGCTAATGAATTTTTTAATATGCTTAGAGAGAGAGTGAAAGATTCAAACTACCCTAAAGATTCTTGGATTGATAAAAGTTGGGTAGACTCAGCACAACAAGTTAGAAACGGCACTATTGCAAGGTATAACGGAACATACGGTGAAGGTAACTGGGAAATTGAAAAAGGGTGTTGGGATTCAAAGACAGAAGTAGAAGCTATGGGGTTGTCTGATTATAAAAAAAATAAAGGATTTTCAACTGACACTTATATGCGAATAAAAGTAGACGGGCAGTCTCAACTTGATGAAATATCACTAAAAAAAGATTTATCTGTTAATTTTTTAAATAAGAATACGGCAGCCTTAGTAGATTTTGCCATATTAGGTTCAGATGATGCCGGACTATATACTGAGTTAAATGATTTATGGTCTGAGATTCCAACAAATAAAAGGAACAACAATAAGATAACATATGATGTTGATGGGGAACAAATAACTGCACGAGAAATTCAATCAAAAATAAATGACATGAGGTCAAAAGCTTTTAGTAAACTTTCAGAATCTAATCCAGAGTTAGCCGAGCAAATTAAGTTAGCCGATTCGGATAACGCTAAAGTTAAACAAAGATCCCTTTTAGGTGATTCTATTAGTGATAAAGGTAATCTTGTATCAATGAGAGCGGCAGCAAAGGATTTTGAAAAACTTAAAGATGAAGAACCGCTAAATGGAATTTTAAATAGTTTAGTTGGTGGAGGTCAAAGCCGAAAGGCTATAGAAGACTTCGCCAAGAACGCTGTAGAAGTTTTATTAGATGGTGATAAGCTTGATGGGATTACTTTTGGAAAAGATGAAAATGGTGATGCATTAGATCCGATGGTTGTCTATAAAAACGGCGAAGAGCTTAAAACAAAAGATGAGAAAGAGGCTATATTCGGAAAAGGAAACTCAGGGTCTGATAGAATACAAAAGATAGCTTGGTATGCTACAGTTGTAGGTTCGCCAAAAAGTAGATCTCTCAATAAACAGAGAGAACGCATAGAGGAAAATATTACTCAACACACTAACGCTGTTATGAGTACAATAAATGATATACCACAAATGAGAGAAGGTATGTTAAATGCAATTCGTGAAGAGTTTCCTCTAAAAGCTTTATTTGAAGGCGAAGAAAAAATGTCACTAGCTCAGTATAACTGCGACCCTAATGTTTTAAAAGAAATATTTAGTGGTGCCGAAAGCTATGAAGAAATTCAAGATAAGTTGGGAGTAGAGGAAGATGACAGTGGGCAATTGTCATTAGTATATAAAGCCGAGGCTGGAGGAAAATCTATTCCTGTTGCTCAACTTGAAGCGCGATCAGATGGTAAAGGATATGGAAATAGTTTTAAGTTTACATTAAAAGTACATAGACAATTTCAAGACGCTCTTAAAGAAGGTAATAAAGCTGCCTATCCGCAATCTGGCGTTTATGAAGTATCAATTAAATTAGGTGATATTTTATCTGAAGAAAAGATAAACACATTAGCTTACCATTGGAAAATAGCCGAAGATGATTACCCCGTTGACCTATTTATAAAGGAACTAAACGAAAGAAGTTTAAACTAAATGAATACCTTATTAAACTATATAAATAATAAGGTTATAGGTTGGAGAGTAAAATTATGATGGCTGATACGCTACTCTTGGCTACATTTTGTAAGGCAAGAGATGTAAAAACTACAATAGATTTGATTACCGATGAGTTTGAAGTTGTCGGTGGCAAAATCTTTGTTCTACAGGATGAGTCAGATAGATACAAAAAAATCCTAACTTATAACATTGTTAAAGAAAAGGTTGTTTTTTCAGAAGTAATCAAAAATACGATTTCCTTGCATCGTAAAAAGGAAACGAATACTTTATATACTCTTAACGCTTTAAACGAAGTAGTAAGAGAACAGAACGGTGGTAATGAAGACCCTAAGTTTTCAGTAGATTGGGAACCACACCGTAATACTCTGTTGGTTACATATAAAGATGATGAAAGTGGAGAACAATTTTTAAGGAGAATAGAAACAAGATTAATTAGTATTGTTAATCTTGATGAAGACAATTAGTTAATAAGAAAGGTTTTAAATATGGTAGATGATAACACTTTAGTTTCTGTTATTCTTCTAACTGAAGATGCTGTAGATGATGATGTATTTAACACTTTCAAAAATATCACCGAACAGACACATAAAAATGTTGATATTATTATCTCTACATTTAGAGATGATCTTGATGATATCAAAGATAGGTGTGCAGAATTACATTTAGATGTAAGGTGGGCACAACAATCTGCCGGTGGAGATTTCATCGCAGAGCTGGTAGATTTAGCTGACGGTGAATTAATTTTCTACAAAACAGTAAACAACTGCTTGTGGTATCCTCGCCACATTACATCTCACATTGACAGCTTTAACAGAGATAAGGGAACTAAGTGGGCGTTGTCTCATGTAGAAAACAGAAATGTTGATCAACATGATAGCCCATTCAATACTTTAAGTTTTAGGATTGATAATCCTCCACACCCAGACAAAATTACTTTAGATGAAATTTGTCATTATAAATCATTACCTGTGGATTGGGCTGTTTGTTTAGTTCAAAAGGATGATATCGCTTTGTTTTATCCCGGCTATGCCGTAAAGTATTGGATTGAAGAAAATCACAGAGGAACAATACCCTCTGAAATTACAGTGATTCAATGGATTAAGCCAGATGGAACAGGCCCGAACGATAAAGAATTAGAAGATTTCTATCAGCAAGTAGGTGTTCCACAAAGCACTGAGATTAAAGAAGAACCAATTGAGACAGAAGATGGAATTGAAATTAGAAGAGTGTTGCCAACGGTTGTGGGTAATAGACATTTTAAAGAGTATACCGATAGTATATTGGAAGTCATTAATCAAACAGAAGATGTAACCAGTATTGCACTTAAGCGTTCTATCGGTATGGGTGATGTTGTCGTAGCAGAACCCATTGTTAGAAAGCTCAAGCAAAAGTATCCTAACGCAAAACTAACCTTTTATTCTGCGAAACCAGATGTTATTAAATACTTTGAAACACAACCCGATGAAGTGGTTCAAATAGATGAAAATGATGTAGTTAAAGATACTCTGTTTAATGTAGACAGTGAAGTAAAGTTTGATTTAGATTTATCCTATGAATCAAGAGAAGAAACTTCTTTTATTGATGCGTATGCTCAAGTTGTTGACGTTGAGTTTGATAGTGAAGAAGATAAGTATGTATCTTTAGTGTGTGATGAAGAGCCATTAGTAAAAGAAAAGTATGTGGTTGTTTGTGGAGATGGATCTGGTTGGCCTGGCAAAAGTTGGGATATGGAAAAATATGCTGAAGTAATTAAGTATATAAAAACTTTGGGATACAAGGTATACGAAACTGGTGCTTCTCATACAGAAGAAAGTGAAAACGAATATCATGGTTGTGAGTTTAATGAGATGGTTAATCTTATTGCTAACTGTGAGTTCTATGTAGGTACTGATAACGGACCGATGCATGTTGCGAGAGGTTTTAAGAAACCTTGTTTTATTATCGCTGGCGCTGCACTACCTTATTATAGTAACCCGTATAGAGAAAATATTTTTTACATTCAAGACAGCACCCATCCTGGCGTTGGTATAAAACATAAGCAGTTTTTTAATCTTACCGATCAAGGTTTGACCTTTATGCCATACTATCCCGATGAACCTAGCTGTGGTTTGAATAACATTTATCCCAAACACGTAATAGACGCTATTAATAAATTCTTTAGTAAACCTTTAAGTATTGTTGATAATAGTGAGTGTAATTTTCTTTTTAACGTATCGGGTAATTTAGTAATGAGAGATGTGTTGCCGGGGTTCGCTTACTATAAGAGTAATGATACTGGTGTAGTGCAAAGAGAAAACCCTTATTACCACCCCGATCAAAGATTAGATATTAGTCAAGTATATGCGAACGACAAGCAAAATATTTGGGTAAACAACTTTACACCTATGATTAAAGATTGGCGTAGGAACAAAGGCGAAAAACTTAAGATTTTAGATGTAGGCTGTAATATGGGTATTTTGGTAGAAGGTGCATCCAATGAAGGGTTTGATATTAGAGGTTTAGATATCAATCGTCTAAGTATAAAAGCTGGTCAAGATCAATGGCCGAAGGTAAGAGAGTTATTAACGGTAGAAGATTTTACCCAACCACAAACAGAAGAAAAGGTTTACGATGTTGTGGTGTTAAGTGATATTCTTAGTCATGTAGGTAATCCAGTGAAATTAATTAAAAATGCCTTACAGGTATTGAAAGATGATGGTTTTATCTATATTAATATTGTTAACTTTGGTTGTGACAAGGCAAGAAAAGAATTTCATAAGTGGGATGGTATTGGTGTTGGTGAAAACATTACTCTGTTTGATAGAGATAGTTTTACCAAGTTTACCGATAGTTTTGGTTTAGATTGTGTTGATTACCGAGAAGACGAAGAAGATGAAATGATTTTCGTTCGTTGCACAAAGAGAGGTTGATATGACAGTTGGATATTTGTTAGACCTACTTATTATTAATGAAGTAAGAAAAGAAAAATTAGCTGATACTTTAGAATTGGATGTAGTGCATGATTTAAATAAACAAAATGGTTTTTTACTAAAAGAGATTGGTAAATACCTTATAGATGTTAGTGAAGGTAAAAGACCCGGCATTTTTTCTAAACATAAAAATTATGATAAGGATGTAAACGAAGAAAAAAATCACAACTTGATAAAAGTATTGTGGGGTCTATATCAACGACACTCAGAGCTTTGGGATTTAGAAGATGAACGAAGAGATACAGAAAATAATAGTGACACCGAAAGATTAGCTGCTGCCGATTTAGTTTCTCAGACTAACAAGAAAAGAAACGATTTAGTCGAACAGATAGACAGAATAGTTAATGCTGATCTAAAGAAGATAAAAATATGGGGTGAACTAATTGACTAAAAAGGTTATATATGAAAACAATAATGGTTTCGGGAGCAGATGGGCAGTTAGTAACAGATATTATAAAAACTCTACAAAAAGAGGATGATTTTCATGTTGTAGCTTATAATAGGAAGTCATTAGACGTAACAGATAAGTTACACTTACAAACAGAATTTAAAAGGATAAACCCCGATTTTTTCATACAAGGTGCAAGCTACCATGTAGTGGAGGAAATCAATAAAAACCCTAAACAAGCTTGCGATGTTAATATAGCTTCTCTTCATTATTTGACAGACCTATGTAATGAATATGACACCACACTTATAAACTTTAGCACTAATTATGTTTTTAGTGGTTTAAAACCTGTCACAGATCGTGAAACTAATCAAGAGCACTATGTTGAAACTGATAGACCACTACCAGTTAACTTGTATGGTATACTCAAGCTAGCGGGAGAACAGGTCGTATCTACTGCCTGTAAAAAATACTACAACATTAGAGTGAGTGGTTTGTTTGGTAAGACGGGTAGCCGTGCAAAGAATGGTATGAACTTTCCCTACATCATAAAAAACAATATTGAAAAGAGTATGAGAAGTGACTATACAGAACCAGTTGAAGTTGTTGCAGATCAAATCGTCAATATAGGTTATACAGTTGATTTAGCTAATGTTATTGTTGAAATGATGAAAAAAGAATCTGATAATTTGTATGGTCTATATCATTTAACTAATGAAGGTGATTGCACATGGTATGAGGTAGCATGTGAGATAGCTGATATATTAGAACACGGTGCTGACAAAATTCACCCTATCACAACAGATGATTTTTATACTAATCTAAAAAGACCAAAAGATACTTCCTTGCAATCTAAAAAGGTTAAACAAGCATTTGGTGTTGACATACCACATTGGAAAGACGCACTAAAAAGATTTTTTGAGGAAGTAAAATAAATGGAACATTTTCACGATGATGTATATGGTTTTTCTCAAGGAGATTTATTTTCTCTATATAAAAATGTGATTGATAGAGCTGAGTCAGGCTCTCATTTTGTAGAGGTAGGAACTTTTTTAGGTAAAAGTGCTGTTTATATGGCGGTTGAGATTATAAATTCGGGAAAAAATATTAAATTTGATTGTGTAGATCATTGGCTTGGTTCAGAAGAACACCGTGATAATGATAATGTAAACATAGATACGCTATATGAAGATTTTTTGAAAAACATTGAGCCGGTAAAGGGCGTAATTAATCCTGTAAGAATGAGTAGTGTAGAGGCATCATTCTTGTATGAACCAGACTCTTTGGATTTTGTTTTTATAGACGCGAGCCATGATAGAGATTCTGTTAAAGCTGACTTAGCATCTTGGATGGTAAGAGTAAAAGAAGATGGTATTATAGCAGGTGATGATATCGGTGCTAACGGAGTTTCAGAAGCAGTCAAGTGGTTTTTTGATACTACTAAATTAGAGATACTTGGTAGACAGTGGATGGTTGATTTAAGCAAATAAGGATAATTGACATGATTAGATGGTGTATGGATCTTGATAATACTCTTGTAAAAACGAATGGTAGTGATTATAAAAATAGCACACCTATTCCAAAGGCAATAGAGAAGGTAAGACGATATAAGGAGCGTGGTGATCATATTATAATTATGACAGCCCGTGGAGCAGGTAGTAAAACGGATTGGAGAGAGTTCACAGAAAAACAATTAAACGATTTTGGTATTCCTTATGATCAATTGATTGTAGGGTTAAAGCCTGGCGGTGTTGATGTTTTTGTAGATGATAAGGCAATTAATGCACTTGATTGGTTAGCAGATGAAGAAAGAGCTTTAAGTAGAATAGAAACAAAAGAACATCACAAAAATGTTCAAATCTTTGATCCATTTTTTCCTTACGCTCAAAAAGTTTTTGATGAGCTTGGGATTGACCCAAACGAACACCTTAAAAGAGGAGATGACTAATGTCACAGCCAGCACAAGAAATGAAACACGGTGGAAGGTTTCACGTAGACGATAGAGGAACAAGATATTGTGATATTTTTCCAGAGATTGGTAAGGGTGATATTAATGTTACAATAGTAGAGCCAGGAGCTGCAGCGCTTTGGCATAGACATATGTATCAAGACGATTATCAGTTTGTTATTAAGGGTAGTTTGAAAATTGGTGTGTGTAATGCACCATATATGGGCGGTGATGATTTAGAAGAATTTGGAATGTCAGAAGAGGATGCGGCTAATGTTTATGAACAAAGAGAAGAGTTATTAACTAATTGGAAAGAGTTGAAAGAAGCTGATCGACTAAGCTCACAACAACTACAACAATGGCCTGTTGATGAGGGTAAAGTAGAGTGGCATTATCTTTCTGAAAGAACCGCGAAAGACGGCCCTCTTTTCATTCCTCGTTTTTTATGGCACGGTTGTTATAACTACACCAACGAACCAGCTATACTTATCTATCATGTCACTAACAAATATACTGGTGAAGATGAAGATAGATTAGATCCTTTTATTGCCGGTTGGAACTATGAAAGAGTTGTAAAGTAATGGTAGATAATTTTGTTAGTGGCAATGTCGATCCACAAGGTGAAGTTTATTTAGTTACTGGTTCACATGGTCATATTGGTAGTTATATCGTTGAAGAGTTAGCTAAACAAAAAGATGATATTACTATTTTATGTGTAGATAATCTATACAATGGTAATGTAGATAATCTAAAAGAAGCTTATTCTATTGCTGACAATAAGAATGTAAGAATAATTCCTATCGTTGCGGATGTTAGCGTTGAAGATGTAATGAGAGAAATATTCTCAAAACATAAACCTAATTATGTTTTCCATACTGCATCATACCTTACTTTAGATTCTAACAAATATAAAAGTAGAAGTGTTAAGGTAAATGTATACGCTAGTGCATTGTTGTTTGAATTGTGTTTAGAGTTCGGAGTAAAGAAGGTAGTCTATAGTTCTTCTGCTTCGGTATATGGAACTCCCGAAATAACTCCTACAACAGAGGATTATCCATTTGATGATTGTAAATTATTATACGGAACATCTAAGGTTGCGTTAGAATATATTGCAAAATCGTTTATGGAGTTTGGGTTAGATATTGTCGGCCTCCGTTATTTTAATGTTTATGGTCCGAGACAAAGTTTATCTAATGTATATACACAAATTGTTCCTAAGTGGGTTAATGCTATAGCTACTGGCGGTTCTATCACAATATATGGTGACGGCAAACAAACAATGGATATGATTTTTGGCGGAGACATAGGTAGAGCTAATATAGCAGCGATGGAAAACACCGAGTGTAAAAATGTTTTTATAAATGTCGGTACCGGTTTTGAAACGTCAGTTAAAGAGCTATTTCATTTGATCTCTGATAGAATGAAAAGTTTGATGGATAATCCTAAGATTAATGTGGAGTATGAGGAACATGACCCTAATCTTGTAAGAAGAAGATGTGCTAGTGTTACACAGATGCATAAATATTTAGGTAAGCATCAAGTAAGTATTGAAGAAGGTATTGATATAACCTGTAAAGAGTTATATCGCCGTTCAACTGAGTGGCAACCACACAACGGATAATTAAAATGTCTTGGTATGATAAAATTTATGATATAAAAGATTTTCAGATTCAAGGAGGCATTTTTACAAATGGTTGTTTTGACATCATACATAAGGGTCATATAGAGTTATTTCAATTTTGTCATAATTATCGTGCCCGAAAAGGTTTTACTTTAGATAATTGGCATAGTAAGATTATAGTTGGTGTTAACAGCGATTTGTCTATTAAGAAGTTAAAAGGTAATGATCGCCCCATAATGGATCAAGATAATAGATTATCTATTTTGAACGCTATAAGTTTTATTGACTATATTGTGTTGTTCGACACTGAAAGCGTTCTTCCTCTAATACAAAAAATAAAACCTAAAGTGTTAGTAAAAGGTGGTAATTACAGTACCAAACCTTGCGCAATCCAAGAACAAATAGTAGGTCAAGAGTTTGTAGAAAGCTATGGTGGTAAGGTAATAACAGCGCCTATGGTAGAAGGTGTATCTACCACTAATATTGTAGAAAAAATATCAAGGAATAATCATGTTATACAGCATACAAGATAAGTTAAAAATAGATTTACCCATTCGACATGCAGATAAGGTTGATGCCTATAATGAAGAGTGGGATAAGGAGAACGGGCAAGGTTGGGAAGTAAAAAACTTTATTGAGCTAACTAAAGATAGAAAGAGCTTATACGATGTTGGAGGTAATGTAGGTTTCTTTTCATATGTATTCTGTTTAAATAACAACGATGATCAAATGAAAAGATCTTATTGTTTTGAACCATCACCAGAAGGTTTAACTAATGCTGTAGAGATTATTAATCACAATGATTGGTTTGATCGTATTAAACTTTTTCCTATGTTCGTTGGTGATAAGAATGGAGTCGTAAGTGTTCTTACCGAAGAGTCTGGAACTTTTGTTGTTAGGTTTGAAAAAGAAGACCCTAATTTTCAAATAGTAAAAAAGAAAGAGATAGGCGGTAGAATAGCCACTCTTGACGATTTTACTTGGATTGCTGAAATGGGTAATGAAGATGAAGAGTATGGGTTAGATATGGTTTTTGAGGATAAAAGAGAAAGAAAAAATAAAAATTATCCCGGTTTTAATAATGGGTTTGACTTAGATACTTTAAAGATTGATGTAGAAGGTTATGAACAAAGAGTGTTAAAGGGTGCTAAAGAAACAATAATGAAATACAGGCCATTAATTTTTTTAGAAATCCATTCACATTTATTAAAGTTATACAACGATAATTTAATGGAAATATATGAAACTATAAAACAGTATGGTTATAATATGTACGATGTTCATATGGAAGAAATAAAAAATAAACAACAGTATGAAAGTTTGTTCGGTGCTAAGAATGAAATAAGGGTTGTTTGTAAAGGAGATTAGAATGCACGAATATCAGGCAAACTTGATAAAAATAGTTGATGGTGATACTTTAGACGCAGACATAGATTTAGGGTTTTCTGTTTGGGTAAGAAAAAGAGTTAGGTTGGTAAATATTGACACATGGGAAAGTAGAACAAGAGACAAGGAAGAAAAGAAGCGTGGATTAGCTGCAAAAGCACGATTGAAGGAATTGATCAAAGAAAACAAAAATCAATTTATCTTGATTTCACATGGTCTTGGTAAGTTTGGTAGAGTGCTTGGAGAAATACTTTTAGATGACGATAGGAATGTAAATGATATTTTGATAGAAGAAGGTCACGCTTATGAATATCATGGTGGAAATAAAGAAGAAGCCAGAGCAAAAGCTCAAGCTATTTTATCCGAAAGAAACAAAGATTAAAATGGAATTAAATATATCCGAATACCATATTCGTAATGTAAGCCCCGATGAATATGGGGTAAAAAGACCACACTACTCCGTATTGTTATCTCACCTATCAACATACTTTAATGATTCTATAATTGTTGATTTAGGTACACGCGATGGTGACAGTGCAGTTGCTTTAGCTTATAATAAAACTAATCGTATATACACTTATGATATTTCTCATAGTGCAGATGCCGCAGAAAAATTTGACAACTTTGATAATATTAAGTATATTATAGGTAATTGTTTAGAGTCTAATTGGAATGGAATGACTTTGGATGACGATATACCAAGAAAGGTATATTTTTCAAGTATAGGCGATAAAACTGACATAAAAGGTAATCCCAAACAAGCTATAAGTGATAAGGAAATATTTTTATCAAGCAAACTCATATTTCTTGATGTTGACCCACACGATGGTTTACAAGAAAAAATAGTATCAGACTTCTTAATTGAGAACGATTGGAAAGGGGTAATGGTTTGCGATGATATTGGCACTGGTAGGGAAGTAGAAAACAGCCACCCAGATATGTTAGCTTGGTGGAATAGTATTGATGTAAGAAAGTATAATATTGCAGATAGTATATACTCTGCTGGTACAGGCACTGGTATCATCTGTTTTGACAATCAAAAGGTTATAATTTAATGAAGACATTTCATATACTACAGTTAGCAGGGTATGGTGATACTTTATCAGCCATTACAAGACTACCTGCCTTGAAAGAGAAATATCCCGACTATAAAATTAAATTTTGGTTAGGTGGTTTTGGTAAGTCACCACAATTCTCTAAAGAGCAATTAGAGAGAGAGGGTTACGAAGCTGCTCTAATTAAAAATCTAACTTTTCATAATCAACTGGCATCTATGCGTGACTTCTTATTAAACAAGGTCGTAAAGTCAGATGATAAGTTTGAAGATTGGTCATTTTGTGAAGAGATATTTGAGAATAAAAAACCTCACTTTGCACCTTACGATATGCAGTTTCCTTATGAGTATAAGACAGGTGAACCTACAGAACAAGCAAAAGATATTGTTAGGCAGGTTAAAGAAAAGAGTGGCGTAGCTATTCACCCATTGACCAAAGATGGTAATGCAGAAGGTTTTGAAAGTGACGTAAACAATGGTAGGTTTTGGAAGAAAGAGTTTTGGCAAGAGATTTGTGAGTTATTGAATGAAAAAGGTTTAACGCCAACATTTGTTGGTATCAATGATGAGGATTGGGGATTAAGAGAATATTGTGATAGACGGCGTATAGATTATATTGATGCTATGGGTGTTGATGTAGAAAACACTATTCATATACTTAAAAATGTATCGGGATGTATTGCATGTAATTCATGGGATTGGGAAGTTACTAGTCGTCTTAATATCCCTACTGTTGTATTTTATACTAAAAATCATTTCTTTATTCAGAACCATACACCCCCAACTAATCACCCATTTTGGAATACTTGTTATATAGAAACAAATTGTGTTCAAACTAAAGTAGCCACAATACCTGCAGGTGATTCAAGTTTAGCCGGTAGAATAATGAAGGGGCAAGAAGAGCCGTCTGAAATCTTTGATAAGTTTTTCTACTTATATGAAAACAACAAAAGACCAGATACAAAATATTCTGTTTGTATGATTACGTATAACGATGAAGAATGTGTAAGAGATACAATGGAAAATGTCACACCATATATAACAGATGATTTTGTAATTACGGATGGTGGGTCAACAGACAAAACGATAAGTATTATAGAGGAGTATAACGCTAATCTTATTCATAGAAAATGGGATGATAATTTTGAAATTCAAAAAAATAATTCACTGGATGCAGCAAATCAAGAATGGCGAATTTGGATTGATGCTGATGAAACCTATGAGCCGATATTTTGGAATCAACTATGTTGGTATATCAGAGATGCAAATAATCGTGGTGTTGATTGTATTAATGTACCACGCATTAACACAGTAGAAGGTATAACTCAAGAATTTGCTGATCAACAAGCTTGGAATTTAAGTTATTTTAATTGGGTTAATTATCCCGACTACCAACAAAGGATTTTCAAATCTCATTGTAGGTTCGCTGGCAGAACCCATGAAAGAATTATCAATGTTAAAAAAGATGCAGCTATTGTTGGTGTTCATTGTAATCACCCAAAAACATTAGAGAGACAAAAGGCCGGTATTAAAAGAGAACAAGATCAATATAAGATGACAGCTCAACAGGTTAAGAAAAATATAAACCTTGCTTTTAATAAAAAACTTGTTGTTCACTATCTTCATCATTTAGGTATTGGTGGAACCGCCAAGGTTGTGCAGATTTTATGTAAATACTTTAAGAAGATGGATAAGGATTTTCACCATGTGTTGGCATACAAAGCACACGGTGAGTTAGAAAGAGAACCATTTTTTGAAGAAATTCTTGGTAGAGAAAATCTAATACCATATGCATCAGTTCCAGAGTTTTACGAAGTTATTAAAGAGATAAAACCGTTCATAATGCATCGTCAAACATCTGGTCAACCAGAAATGCCGTTTGTTCCACCTATAGTTGAGCAGTGTAAACACGTAATATCTACCTCTATATTTGGTCACGTAGATGAAAGTATTAATCTAAGTAGAGCTATATATATCTCTAACAATATGCAACATTGTGCAGGTGTGTTTAATCATAATACAAGATTGATAGCCATTCCTGTAGAAGCTCCTCTTACCAATGAAGACTTACGAGAAGAACTAGATATACCTCAAGATGCTTTTGTATTCGGTCGTTTGGGAAGAGATGATAATGATATTTATGATCCTATTAATCTTGTTTCGTTCGCACAGTTAGAAGATGATAGTTTATATTTTGTAGCTTTATCACCGTCAGAAACTCTGAAAAGAAAAGCTGAAAGTTTAGGTATAACTAATATCCGTTACGTTGATAAGACCTTAGATGACGTTAGAATCAGTAAGTTCTACAACACACTAAATGTATTAGCTCATAGTAGGAAAGACGGTGAGTGTAATCCTGGCAACATTTGGGAGGGTTTCTCACACGGTAAGCCAGTCGTGAGTCATTATGGTATACCTTACAATGGTCACATACAAGAAATTGGTAACTGTGGTTTTGTTGTTAATAGAAGAGATAACTTTCATAATGTGTGGCAAGATTTAAACCCATCTAGTATTGTAGATATCTTAGAGTATTCACGTAGTATAGGTGTTGCTAATTTTACTTGTGAAGACAGCACTAATTCCATTAAGAACGACCAAGATGAGTATACAAGAATTATGAGGGCGTTTGCAGATGGAACAATAGATTACGATACAATGAGTAAGAATTGTGTTAGTAGATGGGAAAGACAGGCTAAACCAGAAGTTATTACTCAACAACATTTAGATTTATATAAAGAATTATCATAATAAGTTTTGTTTAAAGGAGAAAATATGTTTGACCCAAAAGATGTGCATGTAATACTTATTGGATGCCAACGAACCCAAGATTATCGACACAACCTTGAAATTATGAGGTATAACTATCCAGACATAGGCACTAAGTTATGGATTACCACCGTCTTTAATGGCGATCAAAATCACTGCCCATCTGGTGTAGGAGAAAACACTTTTATATATCTGCCTGAAAATACAGGTTATGGATATGGAGCTTTAGATTCTTTTAATGCAGGTTTGGATTTTGCACGTTGTGGATATAGACCTTATGTAGCTATATTTAATTTTGATGTTTGGTTTCTGACACAAAATGGTTTTAGAACAGCTATGAGCGATTTTATTGAAAGTGGTAAGCAGTTTGCGGCAGGTTATCACCAAACTCATCATTGGGCTATGACAGATTGTATGTTTTTCCGAAGAGAGTTTTTAGAAAAACTATTACCCATACAAGATAAGGTTTTGAATAGTCGTAAAGAAAATGATTGGCTTAAGAAACAAATGAGCGGTACTCAGCTTGGATTTGAAAATATGGAAGAGTGGATGCTTTATTCCTTAAATCGTGCAGTAAGTGATGGCATTCCGCGTGTTCTTGTCAACAATAAAACAAATGATGATCTTATGAATAATATTGATCCTAAAATTATAGAGGCGTGGTTTCAAATGGAAAGGGATGGTCACCCAAGATATAGGTATACAGAAAAATATAAGCTTATCCATGAACATGATGACGAAATTAAAAAGCAATTGTTAAAGGATAACAATGCTACCAAGGGTCATAACATCTGTAAATATTTGGGTGTGAAGATACCACATAAAGTTTTGAATGATGTTCGCCAACCAGATGGTTCAACAATGGCAATCTAATGTTACGATCAATATCTTCACTATCATTACAGACATCTGATATATCAAGAAGAAAACCAATTGTGATTCACCATCATAATCAACTTACGATGGGTGGCACAGAAAAGATGAGTCAAATATTTTGTAGACACTTTGTAAAAGATAATACTTTTGAACATTATGTAGCTTATAAAAAAGGTGTAGAAAACACAAGAGAACCTTACTTTAAAGAAATAGTAGGGGCGGAGAAAATGTTATGTTACGAGTCTCCTTCAGAGTTGTTAAACATCATAAAAGAAAAGAAGCCGTTTATATTGCACAGATATTCGGCTGGTATACCCGAATTTCCCTTCGTGAAAGAAATAAAAGAGCATACTCGCCATTTTGTTTCAACTGCCGTATTTGGTAATCAAGATAATACGATTGATATAAGTAAAGTAATTTATGTATCAAAACATATACAATGGTTAGCTGGCACTCAAGACACAAAGAATCATCATGTAGTTAGAAACCCAATTGAAAGCCCATACTCTACAGAAAACTTAAGAGAAGAGCTTGGTATACCCGATGATGCTTTTGTGTTTGGTAGAATTGGTAGAGATGATGAAAGTATATATGAAAACATAAATATCAGAGCTTATGCGCAAGTAGAACGTGATAATGTTTACTTTGTATTAGTTGCGCCTTCCGATAAATGTCGAGATGATATTAGGCGACTTGGTATTAAAAATGCAAAGTTTATTGAACGAACCACAAGTGAAGTTCGTATTTCACAATTCTATAATACAATAGACGTTCAAGCTCATGCGCGGCGTGATGGTGAATGTAATTCAGCAGCACACTTTGAAGGGTTTGCACATAGAGTTCCATTAATATCTCACTACGGGGAAAACTTTAATGGTCACATGGAAACTACTGGTGATGCAGGGTTTATAGTTCTACCTAACGATGTAGAAGAATATGCGAGAATAATGAAAGCTTTCATAGACAAACAAATAGACTATGAAACACTAAGTAACAATGCATATATGCAATGGTGTAAGGTAACACCAGAGCTTATGGGTAATGCTCAATTAGATATTTACAAAGAATTATTGAAAGCCACTTGACATATATAAAAAAATTGCTTATATTATAGTATGTAAATTATAATTTTGTAAAAAGGATAACTAATAATGGCTAGACATCTAATATCGGGTTGTGCAGGTTTTGTTGGTAGCAATCTTGTTCGTAGACTTTTAAAAGAAGGTCATCAAGTTTGGGGAGTAGATAGTTTGATATGTGGTTTCATGGAGAACATGAACGATTTTATTGATCACCCAAATTTTAAATTTAGAGCTACTGATATTCGCGCAGAAAATGTTTGTGATAATATAAATCAAACCATCGACTATGTGTGGCACCTTGCAGCAAGAGGTGAAACATATTGGTGTAGAGATAATGTAGAAGAGGCGTTGGATGTTAATGTTAACGGTACATTAAACATTTTAAAACAAGCAAAGAAACTCCGTGCAAAACATTTCTATTTTTCCGATACCTCTGCAGAGTATGATAATATTATAGGTGAAGAAAATTATCCCACTGCAGAAACCGATGCACCAAACACAATTACTCCTATGGGTTATTATGCTATTACTAAAATGGCAGCTTCACAATTTGTAAGAAGTTATGGTGAGTCACATGGTTTTGGAACAACGCTTTTTCGTTACACCAATATTTATGGCCCCTCTATGAATCTTGAGAGAGACATACCTCCTGTGGTTGGGTCTTTTGCATCACGACTATTTGATAATAAAATTCCTATAATATATGGTGATGGTTCAAAGCGAAGAGATTTTTTGCATATTGACGATCTAACTGATTTTCATATGGCTGCATTAGAATCAAGAGGTGGTAAGTCTGGAAGTGAAACTTACAATGCTGGCTTTGGAAAAAATTACTCTATCTTACAGGTATATCACAGAGTTCAAGAATCTTGTAGAAAAATTATGGATGGCACTGTGGCGTTAGTAGAATATAAAGACGATCAACCAAACGAAGCTCAGATTACATTAGCTAACATACAAAAAGCTAAAGATGAATTAGGGTGGCAACCTAAAATTTCATTTGAAGAAGGTGTAGAAAAAACTGTTAAAGGTTTATGGGAGATGAGAAATGACGGTTAGTGTTGATAGACAAGGTAGAGAAAGAATAGATAATCTCAAGGCTACAAATGATGGTAAGAAGTATATTTACGAAAGCCCCGATAATGGTAAGACCATTTATAGACGGGAGATAAAAAACTATGACGAGGTATCTGGTGTGAAACTTGATCGTGATATTGATTGGCAAGAAGAGGCCACAAAGGCTTGGGGAGAGTATCGTGATGCTAAAGATAAAGTAGATTCATTAGAGTCTAAAGTTGTTGAACTGACACATACAATTAATAGAATAAAAGAACTCACTGCACGAATATGATTATAACAAAAACTCCATTAAGAATAACATTCACTGGTGGCGGTTCCGATATGCCGTCATATTTTGTGTCACATGGTGGGCATTGTATTAACGCTGCTATTGACAAGTATGTTTATGTTTTAGTAAAAAAACGCAGTGACAATAAGATATATCTAAAATACTCTGAAAATGAAGTGGTTGATGTAGATTCTATTCACGCTATTAAACACGATTTTATTAGAGAAACTTTAATTTATCTTGGTATAGATTATGGTTTAGAGATTATTAATTGGGCAGATATACCAACCAAAGGAAGTGGCCTTGGTAGTAGTGGAAGTTTTCTTGTCGGTCTACTAAATGCCATTCATACGTTAGAGGGTAATCTTGTTACTAAAAGAGATTTAGCAGATCAAGCTTCACATATAGAAATGACTTTGTGTCACAAACCCATTGGGTATCAAGATCAATACGCTGCAGCGTTTGGTGGCCTTAATGAATTAATTTTCAGTGACTCAGATGACATATTGGTTCGCAGATTAGTAGACACCGATAATGAGCTTCGTTCTATTTCCGAAGACCTTCATTTGTTCTACACAGGTATAACAAGGGAAAGCGCACCCATCTTAGAAGACCAATCTGTAAATTTAGTGGATAATAAAGAAGCTATTAAATCAATGATGAAAAATGTAGAACTATCCTATTGGTTGAGAGATCATATAGATCATAAAAGATTTAATTATATTGGTGAAGCGTTAAGAAGGAATTGGGAACTTAAATTAAAATTCTCTAAAAAGATTGCAAACGACTCTATAATAGACATATATAAGTCAGCCATATCTGCAGGCGCTAAAGGCGGTAAGCTTATTGGAGCAGGTGGTGGTGGCTTTATGATGTTTTATATAGATAAGTTAGAACGACAACCAGTAGAAAAAGTGTTAACTGAATTAGGTGGGTATAAGTTAATGCCATTTGAGATAGATAAATATGGAAGTAGAGTTATTATTAATGTGGAGACATTATCGTGGTAATATATGCAGAAAAATACTTTGAAGAAATGCAAGAGGCTATCGAAAACATTGACCAAGATATCGTTGATAAGGTTATAGGTATATGGAAGGTGTTTCAAAACACAAATATAAATTTTCGTTTGGGCGATAATAGGATATTTATTATTGGTAACGGCGGAAGTCATGCTATTGCAGAGCATATCTCAACTGATCTTAATAAGAGATGTAAGGTGAAAGCATATACGCTAAGTAATAATAGTCTGCAAACCGCCCTTACCAACGACTATAGTCAAGAAGATGCATTAGTCGAGTGGTTGAAAATGAACGGTTTTAATAAGACGGATTATCTTGTAGCTATATCTTCTTCGGGTAAAAGTAAAAACATTCTTAATGCGATATATTATGCTAACGATTTTGATGCTCGTACCTTATCTATTTTTGGTATGGATGGAGCACCACCATTTTCGCCTGGCACTAGTCAACACGATTACATTCATATAGATAGTTATAATTATGGTGTCGTAGAGTTAACTAGTGAAATTATATTACACGGAATAGTAGAGGAGCTAGTGATAGAATGAAACTTATAGTTAACACAGGTCACTATGAAGCAGACGGTTTAATAAAATTAATATGGGAAGTTTTAAAACATAGATGTTGGCACTTAATAAACCATAGAAGGTGGATAGACTAATGGGTGATAGAATATTAAAAGGTGTGCTACACAACGAAAGCGAACAAGTCATATTGATGACACTCTCTGATAAAATAAAAACGGAAACTTTAAAAAAGATATATAATTTATTATTAGATGAAGAGCTTAAATCTAATGACAAGGAAACAAAAAATGGATGATGAAAAAACGGTAGACTTTCCACTACATAAAGCTGATGTCAGAGATGAAGTGTTATGGGAGTGTAAGGCTTGTAAGCATGTAATAACTGATTCTATGGAAAAGAGCGAAGCAGAAGGTAGTAAAGTGTTACCGTTAAATATGGGTGGTATGATGGTTTATGTTTGCCCCAACTGTAGAACTTTTCAATTACCCGAAGAAGTTTTTAAAGAGGTAATGAAAAAGGCTACTTCTAACATTATAACATAGGGAGTAATATGAATAAGATTGGTTCTTTAGAATCTCAGTTGATGGATGCATTTAAAGATAAAGAAGCAAAAGATATCAAAGATGCTGTGTTAGATGAGGAAAGATTACAAGATAAAGAAATAAAAGATCATGCAACAAAGGTTAGAATAGCTCATCAACAAAAATTCAATAAGTCATGGCGTAAGAAAAACAAGAATAAAAAGAAGGTAGCAAAAGCTAGTAGAAGGGCTAATCGTAGATGAAAACCAAAAATTTATTCGTAATATCGCCACACCATTACTGTCATTCAACTGCATCACTTATTGAGGGTCTTAATAAGTTAGACGGTATAAAAGTGTTTTCTAACACAAGTCATAACTATTGCAAGAACACTATACAAAACCTTAAGACACAAATACAAGTAGCCAAGATGGCAGACTATGTGATGTTATGTCATTCTGCTTTGGAGCCAAAATATCAACAGATTATAAAGCCACTGGTATCAGAGTTACAAAATGACATAGATATATTTTTAGATGGTAGTGATTACTACACATACCAAGATGACCCGAATAAATACAAACTATATATAAAGAGAGAATTAAACGGCTCAATTTTAGAGATAAACGGAAACCCCATAGGTGAAAATATTCAATCTCTTATTTTTGCAGCAGAAGACAGATATTTTACCAAACCTAATTCTTCTCATAGAAATATATGGTCTAACAAAACGAATGATTTAGTATGTATTATGTCTACTTGTGAAAAACGACCATGGCGACATGACATTATGGAATCACTTATAAAAGAGTTTGAAAACAATCAATCTGTTTTTGTTGGGGAGTATAGAGGGGGTAATGCACTTACTACTATTGATACAGGTGATCGGCATTTCAGTGGTTACTTTAAAAAACTATTGGATACAAGAATAAGTGTTGACGCTTACGGTTGTGGAGAGGCGCGACAAACAGGTCGCTTTTGGGAGAGTCTAGCTAATGGTTGTATGGTTATGTATCAACCAATTGAACCTTATGTATGGAATAATACTTTTGTAGATGAGGAAGATGTTGTTATCTACGATAGTAATGAGGAGTTGTTAGATAAAGCAAAGTATTATATAATAAATCCAGACAAGGCAATGAAAATTGCAAATAATGGGTTCACTAAATTGTTAAAGTATCATAGAACCGAATATAGGGCAAAGGAGTTTCTTTCTTTAGTAGAACGATATTTATAATACGTTATAAACCGTTGAGAAAAAAATGAAACTACAAGAAGTTAAAAACCCAAAACCCATAGCTATATATCCTGGCAGATTCCAACCTATGGGATTACATCATTTCAAAGCATATCAAAATCTAGTAAAAAAATTTGGAGCTAAGAATGTATACATTGCAACTAGCGGTGTAACAGGACCGAAGTCGCCATTTACTTTTGCTGAAAAGAAAAAGATTATCCAAGCATATGGCGTACCGTCTAATCGTATTATCAAAGTAAAAGACCCGTATAAAGCTGTTGAAATAACTTCCAAGTTACCCGAAGACACACCGGTAGTTTTTGGTTTTGGTGCGAAAGACGCGGGTAGGTTAACATCTGGCAAGTATTTTAGAGACTATAAAGAAGGTGATGATTTAGTCGGTTATAAAGAAAACGGATATATTACTGTGTTGCCACACATTGCTTTAAAGGTTGGTGGTAAAGAAATGAGCGGAACTAGTATACGAGCAGCGTTAGGGTCTAAAGAAACAGAAGAGTCAGAAAAACTCAAGGTCTTTAAGGGTATATTTGGTCATAGTAAAAAAGATATATACAAACTAGTAGTAGATAAGCTAACAAGTTTAAGGGAAGAAAAAATGGAGTTAAGGAGGCTTTTACTGATGGGTGGTGCTTACGGCCACATGGCTCACCCTTTTGACGATAGTAATTTAACTTTTGGTGATTTTAAAAGTATGATTACTAGATTGCTGAAGGGTGGAGTAAATGTGGAAGGGGTAACTGAAAAACTTGATGGTCAAAATCTTATGGTGTCTTGGAAGAATGGTCAACTAGTTGCCGCAAGAAATAAAGGTCAAATTAAAAACTTTGGTGAAAATTCATTAACTACTGCAGGGGTTAAGAAAATGTTTGCAGGTAGGGGTGAATTAGAAAAAGCTTTTGCAGGTACGATGGAAGATTTAGAAAACGCCATAAAGGGTTTAACTGAAAAACAAAAGGGTCATATATTTGACAACGGTCATAAATGGATGAACTTGGAAATCATTTATGTTCCAACTCAAAATGTTATTCCGTATGGAAAAGATATGATTATCTTTCATGGTAATTTAGAGTATGATAAAGAAGGTAACGCTATTGGTCAAGATAAAGAGAGTGGTTCTAAATTAGCTGGTATGATAAAACAAATCAACCAAGATATACAAAACACTTTTGAAATAAGAGGCCCAGTGGCTTTATCTCTACCAGTAAGTAAAGATTTTAAAGAAGATCAGCAGTATTTTATAAAGAAACTATCTAAACTACAAAAGCAGTATGGTTTAAGTAATAACGACAAAGTAACAAGATACCATGAGATGTGGTGGTTAAATAAAATTAATGCCGAAGCAAGAAAGGCAAAAATAAAGCTTGACAAAAAGACAAAAAATGTTTTAATTAATAGATGGGTATTTGGTAATAAATCTACAGCACTCAATAGTAAAAACTTTACTAATGAAAAAGTTTTGGCATGGGCAAAGAAATTGGATAAACAGAACTTTAATAAGTTCGCTCAACAAAATATCGCACCGTTTGAAGATTTGTTTTTAGAGTTAGGGGCAAAGGTTCTTACCAATGTTGAAAACCTTATATCTGCTTCTCCAGAAAATTCTGTTAGGAGTATAAAAAAAGATCTCAAAACTACAATTAATAGTTTACGCCAAGGGGGTGATATTAATAAAATAACACAGTTAAAGAGGCACTTAACAAGATTACAGAAAGCTGGTGGGTTCAAGAGAATTGTTCCATCAGAAGGGCTTGTCTTTAACTATAAGGGTAAAACATATAAATTGACAGGAACCTTTGCTCCGATTAACCAAATTTTAGGTAGTTTAAAATACGCATAACCATCACAAAAGGAATTAGACAATGGCACGAACAAACCGGCGTAGAGAGCCGGAAGATATCACTAACCCCAACAAGGGCACAAAAAAGATTCAACGGCGTTCAAATAGAAAAAATCTAAAAAACAATCTAAAGAAAATGGATTATTCTGCTATAGATGTAGATGAAGAAGAAGTGTCTTTTACAAGGGGATATAATTAACCTATATGATAGTAAAGAATAATGTTTTAGACAAAGGTTTTATAGAAGTAATTGATAAGTTGGGAAATGACCTAACAGTGGCCAATTCTGCAAGAGTATCATTTGGTAAAAGAAAAACTGAGTATGATAAAACTGATGAGAGATTAGTACGATACCTCGCTAAACATAAACACTTTTCCCCGTTCCGACATCTTGTAGTACAGTTTCATATAAAAGCGCCCGAATTTGTTATGCGGCAATGGTATAAACACGTAGTAGGTGTTGAAACCACCTCATCACATTCAACAAAGGATCATGCTTGGAATGAAATTAGTGGACGTTATGTACCAGTTGAGGAATATTATATTCCCGAAAACTGGAGGCAACAATCGGAAGACAACAAACAGGCGAGTTTTGGATCGGTTAAAGAACAAGAAGAAGCCAACGAAACATATAAAAAAGCCTTACAAGTTACAAAATACTATTATGAAAAACTTTTAGAGTTAGGGGTCGCTAAGGAACAAGCTCGTATAATGTTACCTTTAAGTCAATACACAGAAGTATACTGGACTGCTTCATTTCAAGCTATAGTTAACTTCATAGAGCTTCGTGATGAACCCACATCTCAGTGGGAGATTAGAGAGTATGCAAAAGTTTTAAAAGAGCAAATGTTTGCCCTTTATCCCAAAACAATGCAAATATGGTCTGACATATATTTACAAGACATATAAAAAAAGCCTTGACAAACCATAAAAGATTAACTATATTATAGTATAATAAATTTTTAATGGGGATATATAATGACGATGTTGACCGACTTATATCAAGAGACAATTCTTCAACACAATAAAAATCCAAAAAATTTTAGAACGATGGAGTTATCAAGTGACTATCCTACCTATACGAAAGAGGGATATAATCCTCTATGTGGTGATCATTTTTACGTGCATGTCATGTTGAATGATAGTAAGATTCACGACATCGCTTTTCAAGGTTCGGGATGCGCAATCTCAAAAGCATCTGGTTCTATAATGACCGCCGCTGTAAAGGGCAAATATGTCGAAGAAGCAGAACAACTGTTTCACGAATTTCACGACATGGTTATGTCGGATATTTCTATTCCAATAGATGAAACCAAACTTGGTAAGTTAGTTGTATTCGGTGGTGTACGTGAATTTCCTATGAGAGTCAAATGTGCTACTTTGTGTTGGCACGCTATGAAAGCAGCAATCAACGGTGAAGACGATACCGTCACAACGGAGTAAAAAATGATAAGAGAATGGATTGATAGTTTTTTGGGTTATAAAGACTTATACTTGGCGGAACGCGAATGGTCAAACGCCTTGAATGAAAAACTATTGGAAGTAGAAAAAGAGAAAGCTGAATTAGAAAAAATGTTGGAAGATTCATTGCTCGGCCCGTACGGAGAAAAGTAGAATATGAAAACTCTCATCTGTGTAATTTTAGCCTTGACATTGCCTACGTCTTTACTTATATTAATAAGTAAGATTAGAAATAAACCCCTTAAATCATGTGGAGAAAGTTGCGAATGCCTTGATGAAGAACAGTTAGGATGCGACGCATCAGTAGTTTAGTTTTTAGTAAAAAAGTGTTATAATGTATCACAATCGTAGTTTCAATTAATTTATAGGAGATTATAATGGCTATTAATTTGGATAAGATCAACGCGGCAATTGATAAGCTTGATCCGACTAAAAGTAACAATAATGGCAACACACAAGATGACATTATTAAGTTGGATGAAGGAGAGCATGTTCTTCGTATTGCTCCTTATAAGCATGACTTGGAAATGCCTTTTCAAGAATTGTGGTTTCATTTTGGAATCGCTGGTCGCACATTCCTTTGTCCTACAAAGATGAAGGGAGAGTCTGATCCGATCTGTGACTTTGCCACAAAGTGTTGGGATCAATATAAGGCGACTAATGATGAAAGTTTTAAGGAGATGTTTAAGAGTATGGCTCCTAAGAATCGTGCTTATATTCCTGTCATTAAGCGTGGTGAGGAAGACAAGGGTATTCGTTGGTGGAGTGTTTCACCTCGCACAACATATAAGGATATTCTTGATTTGGTTAAGAGTGCATTACGACAAGGTGTAGACATTACTGATGAAAACGAAGGTCTTGATTTAGTAGTTAAGATGGAGCATGGTTTCAATAATTGGCTTGTTCCTGCATCGGTAATTACAGCCCTTAAGCCTTCGCCTCTTGCATCAACTAAGAAGGAGATTCAAACTATCATTGATAGTGTAAAGCCGATTGATGAACTCTTTCAGTTTGCACCAATTGATGAAATGAAGTTAGCGTTGGAAAAGCACGTTAATCCCAACGCCGATGATTCTGATTCTTCTGCGGGCACTGAAAAGAACTTTGCAGCCGCTACCCCTACTAAGGTAGCAGCAGAAGAGGATAGTGTGAGTGAAAAGATCGGCGATGCTTTTGATAAGTTGTTGAGCTAATATGCCAAGAAAAAAAGTGACCACTAGTGAGAGCGCTGTTGATGCTGATAACAGCGTTCTCACCGATATTATTGTAGACTCCCTTAATAAGAAGATAGGTGATGTTGCCTATATTATGGGAAAGGGAGAAAGCCCTGCTGAAGTAAAGGAGTGGCTTTCTACTGGCTCCACTGTTTTAGACACGATTATTTCTAATGACCCCGAAGCTCCTGGCGGTATACCTGTTGGTAAGTTAGTAGAAATAAGTGGTGAAGCTGCCACAGGTAAATCACTTTTATCATATATGATTTTGAAAGATTGTCAAGATAGAGGTGGTATACCAATTCTTATTGATACGGAAAATGCAGCTAATTGGAGTTTTTTAAAGTTGCTTGGATTAAAGGAACAAGCAGAAGGTGGTAACCTTGTATATCTGCAACCCGAAACCATTGAAGAAGTGTTTCAAGGTATTGAGGAAATAGTTCGTAGAATACGAGAGAATGATAAGAATAAACTATGTTGTATTGTTTGGGATTCTATTGCGGGTACTTCAACCAAAGCAGAAATTCAAGGTGAGTATGGTGACTCTACCATTGGATTAGGTGCAAGACTTATTGGTCAAGGTCTACGCAAGAGTATTCGTTTCATAGGTAATCAGAGAATATCACTAGTCTTTTTGAATCAAGTTAGAGAAAAGATTGGTGGTATGGTGTTTGGTGATCCTACAGTATCGCCTGGCGGTAAAGCGGTTCCATTCTTTTCGTCAGTAAGGGTTAAACTTTACAGTGGTGGTAAAGTAAAAGCAGGTCAAGATACAATTGGTGTTGGTATTAAACCGAAGATTATTAAGAACCGTTTAGGTCCGCCGCATCGTGAAGCAGAACTCAAAATGTATTTTAATCGTGGATTGATTGATGAAGAAAGCTGGCTTGATGTTTTACTAAAGGCTGATGTTGCAGAAAAGATTTCACAACAAAAGTCTGCCATTACCAACACAGAAACGGGTGAGGTTTATGAGTTCCAAAACCGTAAATTTGTTGAATGGATTAGAAAGTCAGAAAACGCAGAGGCGCACGCTTTCTGTAAGAAAATGGTTAAACAATCATTGATCATAGAACAAGACCCACACAAACGAAGGGAAGAAGTAACCACAGAAGCATTAGGCGAGGATGAAGTAATCTAATGAAATATTGGGAAAAGATAAAAGAGCCTATCGTTAAAACAGAAACCCCGTGGCTTGTAAAGTTTATGTGGTGTGTTGGTTTCTTAATTGGTGTTACCATTGTTGGACTTTTTGCTGTTTTTGCATATCTTGTTTTAGGTTATTTCTTTTCCCTATTGTGGAACTTTTCTGTAGCCCCAGTATTTGGTGCAAATGAACTTACACCATATACTGGGGCAGCATTATTGTTTGCTTATTTCACTGGTATAAAATTAACGAAGTGGTTGTTCAAGTAAAATCTAATAAAATATTTTCCGAAAAATGAATTTAAATTTTTTTAAATGATAGTGTATTTTTATGGAATTTTTGCGCTATATTTATACTACCAACGAGGAATAAGATGAAGAAGGAAAACTTAAAAACCGTAGTTATTATGCTCCTATCGGTGATTTTTGTGTCACATAGTATAGAGAAGAAAAATATTATAGATGATCTAAATGACCGAGTAGATTTTTTAAATCTTAAAGTATCGGTGGCAGATTCACTTGTTAAAAGCACCACGGTTAACGGCCTTATTTTAGCCGATAAATTGATGACATATCAAAATAGATTAAAGGATATTGAGGCAAACACACATAAAATAGTTGTAACTATGTATCACCCTGTTCCCGATCAAACAGATGATACACCAAACATCACAGCCGATGGAACTGTTATTAAAATAAAGAGAGCAAGTGAATATAGATATGTAGCGGTTTCAAGAAATATGCTTGTAAAGAATGGCGGTTTTCTTAAGTTTGGAGATTATGTTTGGGTAGATGCCGGTAAAAAGTCTGGTGTGTATCAAGTTAGAGATACGATGAATGCAAGATTTACAGATCGTATAGATATTTTAGAATCGCCAGGAGTTAAGCCTTATAAGTATGATCATGCTTCTATGAGAAAAATAGATTATAATAGTGGGATATAAAATGGTAATCAAATATTATAATTCAACAATATTAATCAATGGTTTTTATTATGTTAATCACACTTAGAATTTGGTTTTGGACATTCATGGAGTATGGTGTTTGGTATACGGGCAGTGGTAGAATAAGCAAATTAAAGCAGAAAAGATGGGCTATTAGATTAGCAAAAATTAGAGAACAAGAACTGTTATCAGAACAAAGAAAAAGCTTGACAACATGGAAAGACTTTCTTATATTATATAGAGTTTTTGCAAAACGTCTCTTAACGAATATGGTGATATGGTAACAATATGAAAAAGGTTTTACTGATTGATTTAATGAATATGTTTGTTAGAAACTTTTCTGCGGTTAGACTAACAAATGATAACGGTGAGCATGTTGGCGGTGTATATGGCACTCTCAATAGTTTACAATCGCAGATAAAAAAGCATAACCCCGATATTGTTTCGGTGGTGTGGGAAGGTAAGGGTTCATCAGAACGGCGTAGACGCACGCTAAAGGAATACAAAGAGGGTAGAAAGTTTAGAGGTCTTAATAGACACTTTGAATACTCACAAGAAGACGAGTCGGCATCCTTTGCCAGACAACTCCAATTACTTAAAGAGTGTTTAGATTTACTACCTGTATATCAACCGGCAGTTCAGTATTTAGAAGCCGATGATCAAATAGCATATTCCTGTAGAACTTTCTTCAAAGATGAAACAAAAGTCATTGTCTCTACTGATAGAGATTTTTTTCAGTTAGTCGATAACAACACCTCTGTATATCGACCAGTTAAGACTAAAGAAAATCCAAAAGGTGAGATGATAGATATGAGTTACATGGTAGATAAAGAGGATGTTTTTCCACCTAATTACGCACTTCTAAAGGCTATCGTTGGTGATAAGAGTGACAACATCAATGGTATCTCAGGCGTTGGTGAGAAGAGTGTTAAACGGGATTTTCCTCTATTATCAACCAATGAAGATATGGATGTGGATAGTGTTTTAGATTACGCACGAAATCAAAAGAATAAGAAGTATCAAAAGTATATTGATAATGAGGATTTGTTAAGAAGGAATTATAAGATAGTACAACTCTTGGATGTGGATGTAAATATACAATCAATTCAAGCGTTAGAAAAAAGTTATGAAAATAAGGATTTAAAGTTTAATTCTTATCAACTTAGACTTAAGTTGTTGAGTGAAGATATATCACCAAGTAACATTGACAATTGGGTATCATCATTTATGTCGGTTTCACGCGAACCAGTAATACTGTAAGGAGAATATAATGTCGTATACGGATGTTGACTCTTTCAAGTCTTTTGGAACAAATTTTCAGAATTGTGTTCTTCAGGCGGCTTTGATTGACAGAGATTTTTTTGAAAAGAGTTTTGAAGTCTTAAAAGAAGAATACTTTACATCTGAAGCACACAAAACAGTTTGGTTAGAGATAAGAAAACTATTTAATAAGTATAGCGCACCACCCACCTATGACACTTTAAAAACAGAAATTTCCCAATACCCCGAAGGTGAGTTAAAAGAATCTACTATTAACGTGTTGTTAGATATTGAAACAAAGGTTAATCGTCAAGAGATTGAATATGCAAAGGATAAGTCGTTAGAGTTTTGTAGAAATCAATCTATGAAAGGCGCAATTCTGCAGTCAGTAGATTTACTAAAAGAAGGTAAGTTTGAAGAGATTCAGAAAACAATTGAAGATAGTCTGAAAATTAGTACTGAACAAGATATGGGTCACGACTATTTCGATTCGTTCAAGTCTCGTCAACAAGTTCATACAAGGTCTTGTATCCCCACAGGATTCCCTCTCTTGGATCAAAGCAGTGTATTGGATGGTGGATTAGCTCATGGTGAGTTAGGTGTTGTAATGGCTCCTACAGGCGGTGGTAAGAGTTTTATGTTGGTTAACTTTGGGTATGGTGCTTTAGCTGCAGGTAAGAATGTTGTT